CCTCTTCGCCATCTGCGAACTCTTTGGGCGCCCAACGACTGCGCCGCGTGTCTTGCCAATTAACCAAAACGGTGCCAACAGCATCGGCAATCTTGAGGCTACCCCAGGCGCCGTCACCGGAGCTGTCGTCGGCAAAGGCCGTATAGATGCTGTAACCGGCCTTGTTGCCAAAAGCCGTAGCAACACTGTCGAGAGCTGAGCCAAGTCCTCCTGCAATCGCCGTGACAGTTGACTGCGCCTGCTCACTCCAGTCGGCACCAAAGTTGAAATTGGCACCGTTGAAGATTGACTTTCCACCACTTACAGCACCGTCTTTATAAATAGCCCCCGCGCCGGTATGCGGTGTGCCCGAGTCGCCCGCGAATACGCTGTCCACCAAACTTCCCAGCGTGCTTCCTATGAACGATCCAATAGGGCCGCCTACCGTAGTACCGATTGCTGTGCCAATCGCAGCGCCAACCTTGCCTTGCGTCAGGTTGTAGACCGCCGTGGCATAGCCAAGCACGTTGCCTGCTGTGTTGATCAGGTCTGAGTACTGCGCAACAGTGTTGCCAAAATCAACGATGGCCGTACCGGCTGTTTCAAACCCCTTGGTAAACAGCGTGCCGCCCAGCTGCTGAATATTGCCAGCAGCAGCCAGGCCAAAGTTTTGTAGCATGGGCGATGTGGCCATGCTGTAGAGACTGCTGACGGTATTAGCAACCCCAGCAAAACTTCCGCTGCCCGTTCCCGATGCCCCGGCAGCCCCGCCCTGCCCCATCAAACCACCAACTACCCCTTGCACCACCGGCTGCAGCACCAGTGTCGAAAACAATCGCTTCAGGTATGTAGCAGCATCCTTGCCACCGCCCATGATGTAGTCGGCCAGCGTGTCGCCAATGGTTTGGCTCACGCGCTCCCAGTCTTTTGCGATCTGGTCTTGGGCTTTTTGGTTGGCTTCACGCACACCCTTTTGCGCAGTCAGCTCAACAATCTTCTTGCGTGCTTGCAGCTCAGCCTCAAGTGCGTCCAGCGTTGCAGGCGCCTCTTGGCGCTCCACGGCCTGCTGGTACGCATTCTCTGCACGTGCCAGTGCCAAACGCTCTACAGCCTCAGCCAAGCTGATGTTGTGTGTCTCTGCGTAGGCTGCTGCTTCGGCTTCTTCAAGCAACTGGCGCACAGAGTCTTGTACTGACTTGAGCGATTGCTCGCGCGCACGCTGCATGTCGGCCAAGGCTTTGTTTACGTCAGTCTGGTTTTTAAGCCATGCTTCGCCCGCTTCGATTTCGTCAATCTGAGCCAGCAGTCCTGCTTGCTTGGACTTCGCAACCTCTTGCTCTACCTTTAGGCGCAGCTTTTGAGCACTGGTGAGCTTTTCGCCAGTGGAGATTTCAAGGTTTTGCTGCGCTAGCAGGTCTGCAATAGACTTTGCCAGCGACTTGTAAGCGCTTTCTTCAGCCTTTAGCGCACTGCTTTTTTGAGATGGCTTTACGAATGCAGGGGACAACACAGATTCTTGTGCGGGCGCTCTGCTTTTGTAGTTCTTTGTCCACCAAGCGTTTTCTTGGTCTAGCTTGCGGTTCTGCGCCGCTGTCTGCTGTGTCTGGTACTGCTGCGCCATGACTTGCAGGCCGCGCAGCTTTGCTTCCATTGTGGATAGCTGGCTGTTGGCTACAGCAATATCTTCCGCATGTAGCCAACCTCCGCCAGCGCGCTCAAGCGCATCACGGGTCTCGCGCACCTTCGCCATCTGCGCTTCGACTTTGGCAATCTCTGCGGCAGCATCCTTGGCTTCAACATTACCCGTCTGCAGCCAACCCCACACGCCCGCGCCGCCAATGACCGACGATAGCTCAACAGCGGAAACAGCAACATCACCAATCCACCCAGCCAAATCAGACAAGGCTGATCGCGTAGATGGGTCACTCAAGACTGCGACGAACTGCGTCATGCTTGGCAGCAACCCCTCTGCCAACTCGATGCGCAAACCTTTCAGAGACAACTCAAGATTGTCGGATTCGGTCTTAAACGCTTTGGCTGCAGCTAGTGCTTGACCATCCATGACCGCGCCATAGGCTTCGGCCTTGTCGCCCAAATCCTGCCAAGCTTGCCCCTGATCTTTCAACAGCGGCAGCAGCAGCGACGAATCACTTGCAATGGCCTCCATAAAGAAAACCATGTCAGAGTGCGCAAGATTTGCCTTTTCTAGGCTGCTAACGTACAACTGCAGTGCATCTTTGCCAGACAGTTTGCGGAACTGCTCTGCAGTCACACCCACCTTGGGCGCAACGCGCTCAAAGAAGTCGGCCATGCCGCCACCGCCCGTTTGTACAAAGTCACCAACTTTGTCTTGCACGTCCTTGAAGATGTCGGCCATCTTCTCAGCAGAAATGCCGACGGTGTTAGCGCCTGCCGCCAAGCGCTGAAATTCTTGCGCGCTGGTGTTGCTCAGTGCTGAAAATCGCTCGATTTCTGCAGCGGCCTTGGCCGTTTCTTTGGTGATAGCGGTGATTTCAGAGACAAAAGCGCCCACAGACAAGCCAGCCAAAGCAGTCGCAGCGATAGTCTTGAGGCTGCCAAAACCACTAGCCAAGCCTCCCGTTGCTTTGGTGGCCTCATCGGTTTTCTTGCGCGCCAAATCCAGCTGATCAAGCAGCGGATCCAAGGCGCGTGTATCCACGCCGCGCATGCGGGCCAAGGCTTCTGTGTACTCGCGTGTCGCCTTACCGCCTGCGTTCAGCTCTGCAATTTGGCGCTGCAACTGCTGCTGCATGCTGCGCGTTGCACGCTCTACATCCTTCGCAGACTTGGCGACACCAGTGCCGATAGCCTCGAAGCCTGCGCCCGCACCCTTGCCGCTTTTGCCCATCTGGTCGGCGGTTTGCTGCGCAGCAGTACCTAGTGTCTTGAGGCTTTTCTTGGTCTTATCGATGCCCGCTTCTACGCCGCTGGTGTCGGCGCTGATTGAAATGGTTGCGTCTAATTTATCGCTCATCGCAAGCCCCAAATAAAAAGGCCCGCCAATAGCGAGCCCATAAAAAAAGCCCCGGCAGTGCCGAGGCTTGGTGTTTTTTTCGCGGCTATTTAGCCGGGTTCTTTTTCAGGATTAGCGCGCCAATCCCCAGCGGCAAAACCACACCGCAAAAAATAACAAGCAGAAGCTCCAACTTCGCTCCGGGGCGCGCCAGCCCCGCCTCTGCCATTTTCATCATCACCCAACCCAAGCGCCAAGCCAGTGCCGCCGCAAGTGCCGAGAACACAAACATCGAATAACCAACAATCCGAACCATCGCGCCCCCTTAAATACTTTGGCGCGATGGTAGCAAAGGCGCTCAGGGTGTCCAAATTCTGGACACCCTTACTTCTTGGTCATAGCCTCCAGCGCAGCAGCCTCCAGCACTCGCACATCGGCAAACACTTCGTCGGTGCGCTCACGCCCAAGGCGCAAGGTGCGCAGGCAGGCCAGCACAGCTGTGTAGTCCAGCCCTGTAGCGCAACCCATTCCGGTACGCCATTGCGTGCGGCAGTAGTCCATAAAGAAGTGCACAGACTCCCAATTCTCAGGCCACACGCCAATTTCATCAGCGGCTACCTGCTGCATCTGCATGCGCTTTGCAGCCTTCTCAGACATTCTGACGTTGCCAAAACCCCCGTCAGCGCCCTTGGGCTTGGGGCGGTAGAGGGCTGCAGCAACGTCTTCTAGTTTTTTACGCGGTTGCCCTTGATGCGCTGGTCGTACTGCTCCCACGCATCGCCTTGGATGCCGGGGAACATCAAGATCAGTTGCTTGATGTTTTCATCGGTGAATTCATCTTCCAGCTCCCAGCCAGATGCGAACTCGCGCACTTTTGCCACAGCCTTGGTCAGCGCTTCATCTTGGCCTTTTTGCGCTTCGGCAGTGTCCAGCTTTACGCGCTTGGCCTTCTTGGGTTTGGCTGGCGCAGCCTCGGTATCAGCTTCTGGCTTGGCCGCTGCAAGCATTTCTTGTTGCTTTTCTGCAGCGTCAATGCGCTCATTGGCCTCTGCCTCGATGCGCTTGATGAAGATCGGCATCCAATCTTTGAGTGTGCGGCCAATGCCGATAAAGGGCACGGTCACTTCGTCGCCAGATAGATTGTGAGTCTTGATCTCCAAGGGGAAGTCTGCAGGCTTGGTCAAAGCGGTAAGTTTCATGGTCGTTGTCTTTCAGCAGGGAATGAAAAAGCCCGCCGCCCTTCCCCTGCTAAGAGAAAGATGCGAACGGGCAAAAAGAAGCCGCCTCAATGGGCAGCGGTGGGGTCAGTCCTCGACGTGGACAGAAGGCACGCCGAAGAAGGTCAGGTTGACGGTGATTTTGGCAACGTCGTTCGATGCCAATTGCGGCATGGAACCCTTTTGCAGCTGACCGTAGGCGTACACAGTCGCGCCACCTGCCAAGACGAAGCGGAAGGCCACCTTCTGCGACAGGCTGCGGGTGATCTTGTCCATGGCCTTTTGGTCAAAGCGCTTGGGGTCGTAGCCCAGCGTCATAGTCACGCTCTCAGCCTCAAAGCCTGCGGGCATGTTGATTGCGCGGCGCTGATTGATGGGCTTGACGGTGATGTTTTCCACGCCGCCACCCGACTGCTGGAAGTCCAGCACCTGACCAATGTCAATCCAGTCCGAGACCTTGCGCACCGAGCCTGCAGAGGCTGTGCCAGATGGGAACCACACGGAATCAGTGGCATCAATGCCATCGATCACCAAGGAGCTGCCAGTCGTGCCGTCGCCTGCACGGTACACGGACTCGTTGGCATCCTCCCAGCCATTGAAAAAGGCGGCGAAAATGTCGCCCTCTTGCATGCCGTGGGCGGTTGCCGTGGTGGCCACAGCAGGGTCAGCATTGGTTGTCGACGTGATTGCGACAGCAGGTGCAAAGGTCGTAGAGAACTGGAACTTTGCACCAACAGCGGTGAAGTAAGCCATGGTTGGGCCTTTCAGAAACGAAAAAACCCGCTTGGCTTCACGCTTTGCGGGCTGGGTTACGCCCAAACGGGCACAAAAAAAACCGCCCGGAGGCGGTTGGTTGGGTTGGGTTAGGTCATGACCAGATTTCCCACACTTGCTGCACGCCGTGCAGCTTGGTGTCGGGCTCGTAGGTCATGTGGTGAGCAGCCGATGGGCGGCACTGGATTGCAGCCAATGGGCGCAAAGCCGATTCGATCTGACTGCGCAGGCTTGCAGCTTGCGGGGCTGTAGATGCCCACACACTAATTTGCACGCGAGCATGGCGCTTGCCAGGCAAGTTATCCCAGCTCGACGTATCCCGCCCCCCGGTCTGCTGCCAGACCACGAACGGGGTCTGCGTACCGGGGGGCGCGACAGTGACAAAAACCCGAGGGCAGATTGCTTTCAGCGTGGACTCAAGGATTGCTTCCATCACAGTGCTTTCTTGATGCTGTTTTCCAGCCTTGTCTTGACAACAGCAGTTGCAGCGGTTGCGCCTATGTCATACGCCCGCCCGATAAAGTCATCGGCGGCGTTCTTGCTGGTGCCACGCAGCACCATGAAGCCGTAAGGCGCCTCTGAGTGGTTGAAGCTGATCTCGTACCGCGCTTTGCCGTCAGTGCTTTGTCTTTTGGCGTACACCTGATAGATCGAATCGCGCAGCGTTCCGGGCTTGTAGGGGCCATAGACGCGCCCCTCAATGTGGAACATGTGCGACCGCTCTGACACTGGGGCCTCCTGCCGCGCACGCTCATAGAGCACCTGGGCGCCCGCCTGGGCTGCTGGCCTTACCGCCTCCTTGGAGGCTTTGGCGATGCCGTCCAGCTTCTTTGTGACTTTTGACAAGTCCAGATTCATGTTCAGCATGCGTCACCCCCATCCGCCACCCGGAGCGGGCTCTGGCTCTGATGCAGGCGCAGGCGCGTCAGCGATGGGTAGCAGTCGGCAAACAAGGTCAATGTGCTTGCGGTCAGCGCTTGGCAGCACAGCCTCAACATCAAAGACCTGGCCGCCATGCAGCACACACATGCCAGCATCGACGCCTGTGCGCCAGCGGATACGCACCGAGGCGCGCACGATGGACACGTCAGCACCGGCCTTGATGGATTCAGAACCAGACAGGTAGCGGAAATCCGACCAGACCAAGGCAACATCCTCCCAGCCTTGCGGCTCCGGCGTGCCCCATGCATCTTGCGCGCCAGTCGGTCGCTGGAGCGTGATGCGGTGCTTTAACTGCCCCGCCCTCATAAGCCAAAGCTCCGGCGGTGTGGGCGCAGCAGGTCATGCGCGCCCATGGGCAAGGTCTGAGCGGTCACGCCAGTGAGGACGTTTTCGCGGTTCTCGAATAGGTGTGCACATATCAGCAGAATTGCCGCCTTTACAGCGAAATTCGGCACAAGGCCGGTTTCATCCCCTGCATCTACCATGGCCTGCGCATCCTCGTAGAGCTTGCGCCCTAGATAGTCTTGGGCTGCATCAATAGCTGCATCCAAGTAAAGCTCCACCAAGGGGGCATCTGCGTCAGGATCGGCTCGGCAGTGCGCGATTGCTTGTTCAGTCGTCAGGATTGGCATTGGCGGCACCCTTCTTGGTTTCCGCCTTCGCCTTGACTGCACCGACTTCAAGGGCGGCAGCTTCCAGCTCTGGCGGGCATTCGTCGCCTACCGCGTACTGCACCGGGTAAATCTCTCCACCCGGTACGCCGCGAAAGTCTTTCGTGAACTTCATTGCTCTCTCCAAAGAAGCAAGGGGCCGAAGCCCCTTTGGTTAAGCCGACACCTTCAGAGCGCGCAGGCACTCAGGATTAACCACGCCGCCGCCTACACGCTTGGTGGTGTAGAACAGCACGTATGGCTTCTTGGTGTAGGGGTCGCGCAACACGCGAACGCCGATGCGATCAACAATCAAGTAGCCCTGCTTGAAGTCGCCGAACATGATGGCGTTGGCGTTGGCTGCCACATCAGGCATATCCGGCACTTCTGTGACGGCGAAGCCTGCCAAGGTGGCTGGCTGACCTGCTACGTAGCTGGGTTGCCACAGGTAGTTGCCTTGGCCGTCCTTGAGCTTGCGCACCAAGCCTTGGGTCTTGCGGTTCATGGTGAAGCGGGCGTTGCCGGTGAAGGCGCTAGGCAGGTCGTACACCAGATCAATGATGCTGTCGGCAGTGATTGCAGCGGCTGCGCCTGAATTCACCTGCTTAATAGCACCAAATGGGTGCTTGGCTGCGTTTGCGCCGCCTGTCACATAGGTCAAAATGCCGTTTGGTTTGTTTGCGCCATCGCCAGACACAAAGGCCAAACCTTCTTGCTTGGCAAACTCGGTTTGCACCTCGCCAGCCAGCCATGCCTCCAGATTGATCTCTGCATCATCCAAAATCTGCTGTGTAGCAGCGGGATTAGCGTAGATTTCACCTGTGGTGATAGTCAGCGGCATGAACTCGCTGGTATTGGTCTCACCGCGTGTAGCAGCCTCACCCACCCAGCCGGAGCCTGTGCCACCCATGTTGAACAACTTTGTGTAGGCGTTCTTGCTAGTGGTCTGCACGCCGCAAATTTGGCGCATAGGCGACACCAGCACCAGCTTGTCGGTGATTGTGCGATCCCACTCCGTAGGGGCTACATAACCACCTTCATCGTCGGCACCTTTGTTCAAAGCGGCTTGAACCTCGCCCTTTTTCATGTGAGCGCGGAAGGCTTCGGTGTACTCCTTGTCCTTCACGCCGTCGTGGCCGCCTTGCATTTGGGCTGCCGCCAGCTTGGTGTGAGCGTCCTCAGTCTCTTTTTGCAGGCGATCCAGATGCGCGTTGATCTTTTCCAGCTTGGCTTCTTGGTCAGCGCCAGACATGCCGGCCTTGATTTCTTCCAATTGCTTGGTGTGCTCAGCCTTGAACTGAGCAAATGCGGTTTGTACGCCCTCAATCAGCGCCTTGACTTCGGTGGAGCCTTCGGCGCGAACGGCCATGATGCCGCGAGGGATGGAACGGGAAAAATGTTGCTTTGCCATAACGGCCCTTTCAGAAACGAAAAAACCGCCTCTAGGGCGGTTTGTTGGTTGGTGGTTTGCTGCGCTTAGGCTTGAAGCTCGTTCAGCAGCGATTGCAGCGAGGCTGCGACTTCGGGGCCAGCGCTCGGCGTGGCAGGTTTGGCAGCGCTCGGCGTACCAGAAAACAGTGCTTTGAAGGCATCGCGGCGCGTGTTGCGGGAGAAGCCCGCCTTCGCCATGGACGCTTCTATCAGGGCCATAGGCTTGCGCGCTGCGCTTGCCTTGGCGTTGTGGGTGATGTCAGAGGATGGGATCAAGCCAGATGCGAAGCCGTCAGCGACAGCCTGTTCAGCGCCAATCCATGTTTCCTTGTCCATCAGGGCTTCCGCCTCTTTGACGGTCATTCCCGTTTGCTGTGCGTACAGCGCCGCCATGGCGGCATCGAAAGGCTCCAGCACCTGCGCCGTATCGCGCATGTCGTGCCGGTTGCCTACAGCCACCGCCCAAGCGTTGTGAATCATCAGGAATGAGCCTTCGCCCATAAGGATTTCATCGCCCGCCATGGCAATCACAGAAGCCGCCGAAGCTGCTACACCAAGCACGCGCACCGTCACCTTGCCTTGGTGCTCGCGCAGTAGGTTGTAGATGGCAACCCCTTCAAAGAAGTCTCCGCCAGGGCTATTGATATTGACCACCACATCCTTTGCGCCAATGCTGCGAAGGGCTGCGCTGATGCGCTTGGCGGTCACACCAGTGCCTTCCCAGTTGTCGCCAATGGAGTCGTAGATAGAAATGCTGTTATCAGAGTCTCCTGCAGCCGCGCAGATTTCAGGCTCCCAGCGATCCACAGCATCAGGTCGCAGGTCAAACCCCGCCTTGCTCATGCGGTGATCAGCCCGAATCTCAGGTAGTTTCTTGAGGCTCATTGGTTTCCTTTTGCCCGGCAGGTCTGCCAAGCATCGATGCGTGCAGCTCATTGCTGGCTGCGTACTCTGTGAGGTCGCGCACTTCATTGGCCGTGTGCCATGGCTGGTGGCCGCCCGCGCCCAGCGCCTTGGCGAAGTAGTCCGCCTGATCTTTCAGCGTGCCGCGCATGAGGGCGCGCTCGTTGAACTTGAAATAGAGGCTTTCGCGCTCGGAATCAGTCAGAAGCGATCTAGCCAGCGCCTGCTCCCACATCACAAAGCGTGGAGCCAGCGTGTACTGCACAAAGAAGATGGCAAGCTGCTCAATGCCGGAGCCCCAGCTTGTGTCATCCATCATCAAGAGGGGGCGGGGTACGCCGTACAAGCGGGCCACTTCTTCAATCTGGTGATTGCGGCTTTCCAGTTGTTGGCCGTCTTTGGCAGTGGATGTGAAGGGGTTGGCTTTTGCCCCCTCTTCGGCAATCATCCATTTGTTGACGTTCTCTGCGCCGCTGTACTCTTCCGCCATTGACGCTTTCATGCGCTGATAGGCTTGGTCAGACAGTGCGTTAGGCACTTCAATAGCGCCTCCGGCCATCACGCCAGTTCTGAAAATGTTGCCTGCCGCCTTTTGCGCCTGCCACGCAAGATCGAATACGTCTTGCGATAGTTGGCGGCGAGACAGGCCAGCAACACCATCAAGGCTCAGGTCGCGCAGGTGCAGGACTTCATCTTGATCCAGCGTGATTTGCCCACCGTTTCCGGTTTGGCAGACGTACTGCATGCGAAAGTTGCTACCCAGCTTGGCCTCCACCTTGCCTTTTTCAAAGGGAATCAGGTGAATTGGCCGCCCGCCAGCCTTAATGATTCGCGCATAGGCATTGCCCTCAGACTCCAAGAGCAACTGCATCTGGCTTTTGAACTCCATAGGGGTTTGGTAAGGGTTTGGCTTGACCCGGAGCAGCTTGTGCGCAGGATGATCTTTCGCAACCGCCTTCTCTGATCCGCTGTAGTAAAGGTTGGTCGGCAGCATGCCCACCCCGTTACTCAGCAACGTCAGGCAGCGCAAACCAGCCATGTTTCGCAGCATCTGCGAAGACGCTGCAACTTGACCGCTTCTGATGTACTCCAGCAGCGCCGGATCATCCAGCCCGCCAAAGGTCAAGCCCTCCGCAGAAGCAGACGGGCGCGACTGTGCCTCTGGCTTTCGCCAGAACTTAAACTTTTCAAACATTTGTCGTGCCCTATAAGAAGCGCAGGCCGCGCGATTCGTAGACCGATGGGCCTTTGGTTTCCGCCATTGGCATAACACCTACGGACATTGCGAGCGCCTGCATGCCGTCAATCCGGCCGCTTGCTTTTGACTTGGTGAACTTACGGTTCTCCGACGGGTCTTTCACCACAATGGCGTTCGCCGCACACATGGTCAGCACCGGATGCGCGCCATGCTTGAGCTTTCCGCGCAACAAGCGCTCTTCCAATGCCCGGATTGCTGGCGACATCGACTGAAAGCCTTGACCGAAGTCAATGAACCGCTCAAGCTCGGCCTCGGTGAATCCAGCCTTAAGAAGCCACGGGCGCAAATGCTTCATCCCCCATCGGTCAAAGGCCAGCGCCTTCACGTCGTAGCTATCAAATACCTTGCGCAGCTCGTGCGCCACGAACTCGTACTGCACAGAGCGCCCGGGTGTCGTCTGCAGAAAACCCTGGGACGCCCATACGTCGTAGGGCACGCGGTCGGCTCGCGACTTTTCGGCCAAACCTTCGCCAGGAAGCCAGAACGTCGGCAGCACATCACCCTGCTCACTGGTCAATACCAGCGCAGTCAAGTCATGCACAGAGGACAAGTCGAGCCCGCCGTAAACCGGCATGCCGGGATAATCGTCCGGCTGCGCGCCGTTTTCCAGCCAGATTGCTCTGGTGATAAATGGCGTCTTAGCCTCAACGCGCTGATTCAGGATCAGATTGCGGTAGCCTGCTTCTTGCGCAGGCAGTCGCTTTGCATCCTGAGCCTGCTTGCGCACCTCGTCTTTGTTCATAAAGACATCAAAGTGCGGATTAGCGGCCCTGATTGCCTCATCCGAAAATGGGTCCAAGTCCATCGGCGCTGTGTGCAATGCCACTTTGATGCGCGGATCAGCACCCGTCAGCGCGTCATCGATCAGCAAGCTAAGCAGGTCGGCGTCAGTAGGCGCTTGCGTGCTAATGATGATTGATAGCGGACTCTCGTGGGCTGCTGATGCAGTCTCGATGGCTTCGTACAGCTCCGAACGCGGCCCCCTCACCTGCCCAAGCTCGTCATGCACCGAGAAAACAGGGCTCAGACCGTAAGCGGTAGATGCATCAGCCGATAGCGCTCGGTAAGTAGTTCCCAGTTCGGGGCATGTCAGCGTCTTTGCTGACTCCTTGATCTGCACGTACTCACTTAGGTCGGGCGACATACGCACAACCTTGGATGCATACCCAAACAGGATGGCAGCCTGGTCACGCGACTGCGCCGCACTGTAAAGCTGGCTGTTGGCTTTCGCCTCCGGTCCGCACAGGTGCAACAACAAGAGAAAGCTGCTTGTCGCCGTCTTGGCGTTCTTGCGCGCCATGGAAAGGATGAACGTCCGCGTTGGCGAGTCGTAGAGCTGCTTAATCCAGCCCTTTTGCGCATCAGTCAATCGAACAGGCTGCCCAACTAACTTGCCGTCAGGGATTCGGCAGACGCTCTCTATCCAATAAATGTTGCGCTCGCCGCGTGTCATTTGACGCTTAGACATCTATCGCCATCTCCCATGGCTTGCGCGATCGACCAACCGCGGCATTTGCACGCCCAACTGTCTTTGGGTCAGCCGTAGCCTGCCGTGTTATGCGCAGCCGTGTCGCCAGCGATGAAGCTGATCGAACCTCACGCTCACGCATCGCCAGCAGTCGGTCATAGCGCTTCAAGCCATCGTCATCAGCCAACCAAGCGCGGTCAAAGCTCTGGATTTCGTCTGCCAAGAGCTGCGCCTGGATGGTGTGCTGGCAATACATCTCCAGCATGTCGCGGTGCGTCTCTGTGAAAGCGCTTGCAGGATGGTCATTGACCAACCGAGCCCACACCCCCTGCTCTGCATCACTCAGATGCGCGGACGGGCGAAGGCGGCTTTCGCTAATAACAGGCCCCACTTGGGCCGCTACTGCAACTGCGGCAGCAGACTTTCGGCCTCGTTGAGCCATACCTTTTCACCTTTTTTCTGGACGTTTAGCAACGCAGAGG